AACGATGTTGAAGTTAAACTGAATGGTAAGCACTCAGTTATTTTGCCAGCAAGTAATGGTTATGGTCATGGTTATGTTGTGGTTCCGGGCGATTACAATACTATTGAAGTTGTTACGGCATCGTCAGCAATTGCTGTTTATGCTATAGGCTGATTGCTGGTAAAATTATTTAGAGGTTTGTAAATGGCTGCAAAAAGAAATATTTCCATTTATAAAGGAGATACATACACTCATTCTGTAACCATTAAAGACTCTGCTAATACAGCAATTGACGTTTCATCACGAACATATATTGCTCAAGTGAGACAGTCTAATGCGGCAGATACGGCAGAGGCTTCTTTTTCTGTTGACACTACTGACGCTGCAAACGGTGTTATTGTCTTGTCATTAACAGCGTCACAAACAGGTTCTTTAAAATCAGGAACCTACTACTATGACCTACAAGAAACAGCAGGTATTGTAATTACTACTTTAATGTATGGCGATGCTGTTGTCACTGGAGACATAAGCCGTGTCAGCTGAAACGACAACAGTACAGGTTGTTAGTGGAGACTCGACAACTTTAACTGTAACAAGTGAAGCAGCAAGTGTTCTGTCAGTTACAAACTCTTCTGCAACAACAACATTGACTTCTGCAACAGCAACGGTCAATGTGCCGGTGTCGCTTTCTTTAAGCAATGACACACCGGCTGAGTTATCAAATACAGGATCGTCTGGAACAAGCATTCTTGCTTCAAGAGCAGATCATTCGCATCCACTTACCGGTGCGACATTTAATGGAGGAAATTTCTAATGAGTAACACTCTCAGAATTAAAAGAAGGGCGACAGGTGCTTCCGGTGCTCCGTCTAGCCTTAAGAATGCTGAACTGGCATTCAACGAAGTAGACAACGTTCTCTACTATGGCACCGGTACTGATATTAATGGAGATGCGAATACTGTTATCTCGATTGGAGGCACAGGGGCGTTTGTTGATATTACAAGCGCACAAACTGTATCCGGTGGTAAAACCTTTAGCGGCTCTGTTGCTCTCGGTAGTTCGGCAACCGCTTCGACCGCTACTCAAGGCGATAATTCTACTTCAGTAGCAACTACTGCATATGTAGACACCGCTGTTGGCGCTGTGTCAACCACTTTTGATATTGCTGCTGATTCTGGTACTGCTGAAACTGTAACTACTGGAAGCGACACGATCACTTTTGCTGGCGGCACCGGTATCAGCACTGCTGTTGGTGCAACTGACACTATCACTATCACTAATGATGGCGTTGTTTCTCTAACCGGAACTTCTAACGAAGTAGAGGTCAGCGCATCGACCGGTTCTGTGACTATCGGTCTCCCCTCAGATGTAACAATTGGTAACACTCTGACTGTAACAGGTGACTTGATTGTAAATGGCAACACTACTACTGTTAACTCGACTACTCTCACTGTTGACGATAAGAATCTTGAATTAGGATCGACCGCCTCCCCGTCAGACGCTACTGCTGATGGCGGCGGTATTACTCTAAAGGGTACGACTGACAAGACTTTCAACTGGGTTGATGCTACTGACTCATGGACGGCCTCGGAGCACCTTGATCTTGCTTCAGGCAAAGCCTACTATATCGCTGGCACTAGCGTCCTTAATGCCACGACTCTCGGTGCGGCAGTTGTAAACTCAAGCCTAACTTCGGTCGGAACAATTGGTACCGGCGTGTGGCAAGGTACTGCTGTTGCTCTTGCTTACGGTGGTACTGGAGCAACTGATGCCTCTGGTGCAAGAACCAATCTTGGTCTGGGGACTATGGCTGTCCAGGCTGCAAGCAATGTTGCTATTACTGGCGGTACAATTGACGGTATAAGTTTTGATGGAGGAACTTTCTGAGGTAGTTAAATGGCGAACACTATTAAGATAAAAAGGTCTGGTACACAGTTTGATACTCCTTCAAGTTTAGAGTACGGTGAACTTGCTCTAAACTATTACGACGGATTTTTGTTTTACAAAGACACTAGTGGTGACATTCAATATTTTATTGCTGATACCGGTCCTATTGGGACTGCATCAGCATCTTCATCTGATAATGAAATATTACAATGGATGGGGATTTAATTTATACAAAATAAATAGTTTTATGGTATCCTTGGTTTACTATGGAAGATTTTAACCTTTCGTTCCCTATTGAAATGATCAAGAGGGAGCAGCGCATCGTCGTAGGTATTGCTACGGCTGACAATGTTGATAAGGCCGGTGATCTTATTGAGTTTGGTGCTTCTATGGAGGCGTTTAAGAACTGGACTGGAAACATTCGTGAGATGCACGCACCTATTGCTGTAGGTAAAGCTATCAGGTATGAGCCGGTTAAGATTAAAGGCACTGATGGTGAACAATACAACGCTATCAAAGTAGAGGCATATATTTCTAAGGGTGCTCAAGACACTTGGGAAAAAGTTCTTGATGGCACTCTTCGTTCTTTTTCTGTGGGCGGCAAGATTCTTGAGAAGTCTATTGATACCGAAAAAATGTTTAGAGGCCGCCCTGTTTCTGTAATCAAGAAATATGAACTTGGTGAGTTGAGTCTTGTTGATAACCCTGGCAATGCCGAAGCGGTTATTGATATTGTAAAGAGAGACTCCGCCACAGATGAACTTGATTACATTCTTAAGATTGACTGTGCTGATATTAATCTGACTATTCCTAAGTCGGTGCAGAGAATGGCCCAAGTTGGGCTTGATCAAAGAAAGGAGCATGGTCGTGGTGGTACGAGTGTCGGAATGGGTTCCGCACGCAGGCTGGCTAGAGGGGGAACCGTGTCACCAGAATTCGTTAGAAAGGTTGCTCGCTATTTCCCGAGACATGCCGTTGACCTTAGGGCTGAAGGTGCTGATCCGGGCGATAAGGGTTATCCTTCTAATGGCAGGATCGCTTGGAACCTGTGGGGTGGAACTCCTGGTTGGGTCTGGGCAAGATCAAAGGTCCGTCAATTAGATAACTGTACTAAGAAATTTGACGAGACTGACTTTGAAAAAGAAATTGCATGTTCATGCGGTTGCGGGACTTGCAATGATGATATGATTAAGGAGTTCACCGATATGGATAAACTATTGGAACAAGTTCTTAATGAAGAGGGTCAAACCTTGGAAGACGTAGAGAAGACTTTGCAGATTGATGAAAATTATGCTAAGGTATCTCAGATGGATACGTCTGCCGATGTCAAACTTTCTTTGTTAAAGAGATTCGTCAACTGGCTAACAGTTGAGGATGAGGCAGTCGTAGAAAAGTCTGTCGATATTGAAGCAGCTTCAACTGAATCTGAGGTTGAAGCGGATAACGATCAAATGGAGGATCAAATGGACATTGAAATTCTAAAGGATGCTCTTAACTCTGTATTCGATCAGAAGATGACCGAGTTCGCCGCTTCTCTAAAGGAAGAGGTTGAGGCTTCGGTTGATTCGAAGATTGATGAAGTGACTAAGAGCGCAGATGCCCAGCGTGAGGAACTTGAGCAGAAGCTTGCTGCTGCCGAGGCCGCTCTTGCTGAGCAGACTGAGAAGGTAGAGGCTTTCGCCGCTGCCGGTGCAGTCAAGAAGAGCGTCGATCCAGACGACGATGAGGATGGCGAGGGCGAACTTGTTAAGTCGGCCCCAAGATCCTTCTGGAGCAACATTTATCTGCCACAAGAGCTAGTCAAGGCTCTAGGCTATGAGTCGTGATTAGGAGGAATATATAACATGGCAACTCAAGAAGAAATTCTATCGAAGGCTAACGAAGTAACCACCTCCGTTGTGGGTAACGCTTCTGGCGGTCTTCTTAACGCTGAGCAGGCTAATCGTTTCCTAGATTTTGTGGTCGATCAGTCCGTTCTAATGCAAAACAGCCGAGTTGTCCGTATGCGTGCACCAAGCATGGATATTGACAAGCTTTCGGTTGGAACTCGCCTCATGCAAAAGGCTACTGAGGCAACTAACGACGGCTCTAACGCCGCCGTAACCTTTTCAAAGGTTTCACTCACCAGCGTCAAGCTTCGTCTTGACTGGGAGATTTCAACTGAGTCCCTTGAGGACAACATTGAGGGCGCCTCGCTTGAGGATCACATCGCTCAGGTCATGGCTCGCCAGACCGCTAACGATCTTGATGATCTTCTCATTAACGGCAACACCTCATCGTCCAACGGGCTTCTCAAGGCTCTTGACGGTTTCGTCAAGCTTGCCCTCGCTTCAGGTACCACTGTTGACGAGGCTGGTGACAATGTTTCGCGTTCGGTCTTTGATCGCGTTCTTCGTAACCTCCCCAACAAGTACCTACAGCGTCGTAACGAACTTAGGTTCTTCACCGGCCCCGGTGTTGTTCAGGATGCCATCTACTCGCTTGGCAACCCGAACTCCGCCACTGAGGCTACTGCTGGTGCTCCAAGCCCCGGTTCAACCACTGGCGACCTTGCCTTCCTTCAGGGGGCAATGCGTGCCAATGGTGGTGCTGGTTCGACTGGCCTCTCGCCGTTCGGTATCCCACTTGTTGAGGTTCCGCTCATGCCAGAGACTGTCTCCGGTGACTACTCAGGTGCCGCTGGTTCGCACGGTTACGTGGAACTCACCTTCCCGAACAACCGTGTTGTCGGTCTACACCGTGACATCACTGTGTACCGTCAGTTCCAGCCGAAGACTGACACTATTGAGTACACGCAGTACATGCGCCTTGCTAGCAACATTGAGAACGCTGACTCCTACGTCATCGCCAAGAATGTCAAGCTTCGTAGCGCCTGATCTTAGGACTGTTGTAGTTACATTCCTAATAGTTGGGAGAGCCGGGGAGAAATCCCCGGCTCTTCTGTTGTTATAACTGAACTTATGATAATATTTAGTAGTATGAATGAGAATGTAGTGACATCAGATGCTGTCGCCCCTAAGAAGGCTCCAGCAAAAAAGGCGGCTGCTAAGAAGGCTGCTCCAAAGAAGACTGCTGCTAAGAAGGCAGAGTTTAAAGAGGACGCAAGAGATGGTGATGGCGACGGCTTGGTTCAGGATGGAACCGAGCATGAGCGTCCTGTGGAAAAGCCTAAGGCTAAGAAGTCTCCTGTAAAGAAGGCTCCTGTTTCAAAGGCTTCTTCTGGAAAGAAGTTTATTTACTTTGATACGGGTACTGCTTATGTGACTAAGGATGGCACTCGCTTCACAAGAGAAAATAGGATTTATGAGATTGATGAGGAAGAAGCCGACTTCTTACTCACTCTTGATAACTTCAGGCTTCCAGATCAGCTGGAACTTGAAGAGCATTACAAGGAGAATAACTAATGGCTGGTAACTTAAGTAATTATCTTGAGAACAAGCTTCTTGACCACTTTTTAGGGACAACTTCTTACACGGCCCCGGCTAATATATATGTTGCCCTTATGACTGTTGCAGAAGACGATACTGGCACTGCCGGTACCGAGGTTACTGGTGGTTCCTATGCTCGTCAGACTGCAACTTTTGATGCTTCCGCTAGCGGCGCTACTCAGAACAGTGCAAACATTGATTTTGAGGACATGCCTGCTTGCACTGTTGTTGGCATTGCTTTGTATGATGCAAGCACTTCTGGCAACCTACTTGTTCACGGCACTTTGACTGCGAACAAGTCTCTTGACGCTGGTGACACTCTTCGTATTGCCACTGGTGATCTTGATATTAGTATCAACTAACGGAGGAAAGGTGGAACGTAGGGAGTTTGTCGGTGCGGCTGAAGAAACAACTTTATCCGCTAATATTTCGAACACTGATACTACAATAACTGTTGTTGATGGCTCTTCATTTCCTAACGGTTCATCTGGAAGTCCTTTTGTAATCGTAATTGATAGAGGAGAGATCTCGGAGGAAAAGATTTTGTGTACATCTAGAAGTGCAAATACGTTTACTGTTTCACAGAGAGGATATGATGGTCCTCCAACGTTTGCGCATACTTCTGGAGCTAAAGTGAATCATGTTTTGGATGCTACTGCAATTCAGGATATGAATATAACTACTTATGATAACCAAGTGCTATCGTGGATGGGGGTTTAATAAATGGCTTTAACACCTAAGAGACTGTATACAGGGAACGATACGGCTAGCAACGTCTATACAGCCTCATCTACTGCTAATAGTTATTCTATTATTAAAACAATTAGTGTTTGTAACACCACCACTACTGATAAGACTGTAACTATTCATATTGTTCCAAGTAGCGGGACAGCCGGTGCTAATAATATGATTATGAGCAACGTCGTTGTTCCAGCAAATGATACAATTTATTCTAATATGGTTTATGTTCTTAACGCAGGTGATGCTGTT